TTCACCAGAAGAAGTTAAAACTTCTTTCCAAGATTACGAAGACGAAGAAATGAATTAATACAAGGAGTCACTTCGGTGACTCCAACTTTATTTTTAATTGCTTATTGACTGCGACAAACTTTTATTTTATACTTAACTTGTAAACTTTTAAACAACAAATATATGGCGACAAACAATGTTTTAGACGCAGTTCTCTCACAGTACGAGAACTCAAAGACAGGTGACTTTTCTTCCACCTCAAAAATGTCTCAAGAAGAAAGAATGAAAAAATATTTCGCTGCTATCCTTAAAGACAACGAAAAGCAAGGACAGAGACGAATTAGAATCCTCCCTACACCAGACGGCTCTTCACCATTCAAAGAAGTGTGGTTCCATGAAATTTTGGTGGACGGTAAATGGCAAAAGTTTTACGATCCAGGAAAAAATGACAATGAACGTTCACCATTAAGTGAAGTTTACGATGAACTTATGTCAACAGGTCGTGATTCCGATAAGGAACTTGCCAAACAATACAAACCACGAAAGTTTTATATTGTTAAAGTTATTGATAGAGATAACGAACAAGACGGACCAAAGTTTTGGAGATTCAAGCACAACTACAAACAAGAAGGAATTTTTGACAAGATTATTCCTATCTACAAAGCAAAAGGTGATGTTGCAGATCCTGACAAAGGACGTGATTTAATCCTTGAGTTAACCAAGGCAAAAACTCCAAAAGGGGCATTCTACACAGTAATCCAAACAGTTATGTATGATGATCCAACTCCTGTTCACGAAGATGAAGACGTAATGGCAGATTGGGTTGGTAATGAACTTACTTGGGAGGACGTTTATTCAAAGACCGAATACTTGGAGGCAATTGCACGAGGTGAAGTTCCAAAATGGGATTCAGATGCGGGTAAGTATGTTTACGGTGACTCTTCTCAAGAAGAAATGACAATCGGAGGTTCAAAACCGTCAAAGAAAGTTGAAACTCAAGATCCACAAGCAAATGACGACGTGGACGATGAATTACCATTCTAATTTTTAACAAAGGTTGGGTGATTGTTTTAATTGGTTACCCAACTTTTTATTACTATTCTAAATGATTATTGAAACTAAAGATTTACCATTTATATCATGTAAATGTATTACTTACGGTAGAGTAAATTTGTTGGAAGAAAGTATCTTTTCTTTTTTGAATCAAGAATACGATGGTAAAAAAGAATTGATAATAATTAATGATTACCCAAACCAAACTTTACATTTTGAACATCCCGAAGTTAAAATATATAATTTGAATTATACTTTTAACACAATAGGAGCTAAAGAAAACTTTGCAGTATCAAAATGTTCGGGTGAATTAATTGCTGTTTGGGACGATGATGATGTTGCGTTACCAAACCATTTGAATAATATTGTAAAATATTTTCACCCTAAAGCTGATTTAATGCATTGGGATAGAGGTGTTTTTTATAATGAACCAAATATAACTGCAATAACTAGTTTAGGTAATTCAGGAATTGTATATACAAAAAAAGCTTGGGAAAAAATTGGTGGACATCCACTTGAAAATGCGGGATATGATGTTACATTTGTTAATAGATTAATGGATTTAAATCATAGAGTGGTAAAAGCTACTCCACCCGATGAAGAAGTTTCTTGGTTTTATATGTGGGGTGGTAGAGGGTATCATATGAGTGGTTTAGGAACTGATACATTAGAAAGGGAAAATGTTATAATGAGACATAAAAAACATATTGAAAAGTTGAGAATGTCAAATGAAATACCTATTGGTGATATTGAGTTGAAACCAAAGTGGAATAAAGATTATAAAGAAATGTTATTTAATTTTATAAAAAAACAAAACAATGGCAATTAAGAAAAACGATTTTAGTTCTATAAAGAAAAAATTCTCTTCTGAAGCAAAATATAAACCTCAAAGGTATTTTGACTTGGGTTCAGAATTTTTAGATGCGGTGGGATTACCAGGTCCTGCTATGGGACACATTAATATGTTCTTGGGACATTCAGATACGGGAAAAACTACCGCACTAGTAAAAACTGCGGTTGATGCACAAAAGAAACAAATTTTACCTGTATTCATAATTACAGAACAAAAATGGAGTTTTGACCACGCAAAACTTATGGGTTTTGAATGTGATGAGGTTGTTGATGAAGAAACGGGTGAACTTGATTGGGACGGATTCTTCATATTCAATAACAATTTCCAATACATTGAACAAATAACAGATTATATCAATGATATGTTGGATGCACAAGAAAAAGGTGAACTTGATTATAGTTTGTGTTTCTTGTGGGATTCAGTTGGTTCTGTTCCTTGTAAAATGACATATGAAGGAAAAGGTGGTAAACAACACAATGCTTCAGTTCTTGCAGATAAAATTGGCATGGGAATTAACCAAAGAATATCAGGAACAAGAAGAGCGGACTCAAAATTTGAGAACACATTAATTATTGTAAACCAACCTTGGGTTGAACTACCTGACAATCCATTTGGACAACCAAAAATTAAAGCAAAAGGTGGTGAAGCAATTTGGTTAAACTCTTCATTGGTATTTTTGTTTGGAAACCAAAAAGGTGCAGGCACAACTAAAATTACGGCAACAAAAGATAAAAGAACTGTTAAATTTGCATCACGAACAAAAGTATCTGTTATGAAAAACCACATAAATGGTTTGGGGTATGAAGACGGAAAAATAATAGTGACACCACACGGGTTTTTAGCGGGTAAAGATTCTAGTGAGGAAAAAGCATCAATTGAAAAATATAAGAAAGAATATGCCGATTATTGGAAAGAAATTATCGGTGTAGATGGTGGATTTGATTTACAAGACGAAGAAGAAGTATGAATAAGTTAAAAGTAGTAAGTTTATTTTCTGGTTACGGAACACAAGAATTGGCTCTTAAGTATATTGGGGTTGATTATGAAAATGTTGCAAACTGCGACAATTTCAAACAAGCAAATGAGTGTTATGATGTGTTACACACAACAACAAATGGAAACTTAGGTGATATAACAAAAATTGATGAGAACAATTTTCCAACGTGTGATTTATTAACATATTCATTTCCTTGTCAGGACATTTCAATTTCTGGTGTACAAAGAGGGATTAAAGAAGGAACAAGAAGTGGATTGTTATTTGATGTTGAAAGACTTTTATCAACAAATAGACCAAAGTTTTTATTAATGGAAAATGTTAAAAACTTAGTTTCAAAAAACCACTACGAAAATTTTAAAAAACATATCTATTTTTTAAGGGGACTTGGTTATAGTTCATATTGGAGAGTTCTTAATGGTGCCGACTTTGGTTGTCCACAAAATAGAGAAAGAGTTTTTATGATGTCAGTTCTAAATAGTAGCATTGATGAAGTACAAGAAAAAATGATGAACGTTGACAATCATAAAAAAACACGAGTACCTATGAGACAATTTATTGATGAAAACTTTAGTGAATCTTTGATTGTTGATTGTCCATTTACACCGCACGAACCAAAAAAACATACAATATGTAAGTTAATTGGAAGACGAGATGATATAAAATACGATCAAACAAGAAGAATTTACTCTATTGACGGTTGCTCACCTTGTCTTACAACAAGTGGTTCTCCACAAATTTTAACAGAAGATGGAAGAGTAAGAACAATTACTGCTAGAGAAGGATATAGATTTATGGGTGTTAAAGAACAAGACATTAATTTACTTTTAACAACTTCATTATCAAATACAGCACATGTATCACTAGCAGGAAACTCAATTTGTGTTCCAGTTATGGAAGCAATATTTAGTGAGTTCTTTAGTGATTACATTGTAGAAAAAGAACCAGTATTGTCAAACCCACTTAACGAAGAATTTAATGACTAAAACTCTTTTAGTTGACGGAAATAATTTACTAAAAATTGGTTTTCACGGTGTTAGAGACTTTTTTAATAAAGGAGAACACGTTGGTGGTACTTGGCATTTTTTAAATACCCTAAGACGATTTTTAGAAGAAAATAATTATAATAAAGTTGTTGTATTTTGGGATAGTGAAACAGGTTCTTCACAAAGGAGAATTATCTATCCCAAGTACAAACTTAATCGTAAACAAAAAGACGAAGAAGATTTTAAAGAACAATCTTTTTTAAATCAAAAACAAAGGGTAAAACAATACCTTGAAGAAATGTTTGTTAGACAATTAGAGGTTGAACAGTCTGAGGCCGATGATTTAATTGCTTACTATTGTCAGATTTCTGAAGATGAAGATAAAACAATATTTTCATCAGACAGAGATTTAACACAACTAATTTCCGAGAAGGTAACTATATATTCACCTCAACAAAAACGATATTATAAAAATGGTGACGGAATCAAAATTTATGAATCCGAAATACCACATTATAATGTTAAAACCTATAAAATATTAACTGGTGATAGTTCGGATAATATTGATGGTATCTTTTATTTAGGTGAGAAAACATTTCTTAAATTATTTCCAGAAATACTTGATACTGAAGTTAAATATTCCGATATTTTAACAAAAGCAGAACAGTTATTAACAGAACAAAAAGGAAATGTTGCTTTACAAAATCTCCTTAGTGGGAAAACCAAAGAGGGAATATTTGGAGAAGAGTTTTTTACAATCAATGAGAAATTAGTAGACTTAGCTAACCCACTAATCTCTCAAGAAGGAAAAGAACTTGTTATGGCGTACTATTCTGATTCATTGGATCCAGATGGAAGAGGACATAGAAACCTAATAAGAATGATGATGGACGACGGGTTCTTCAAATTTCTCCCAAAGGGTGACGAAGCTTGGGTAAATTTTTTAAAACCATTTTTAAAACTATCAAGAAAAGAAAAAACAAATTTTAGAAACAAAACAAAAAAGTAAAAAATGAGAGATCAAGAAGTAACAAAGTTAGAATTTCTTTTAATGTGTAACGACAATATCGTAGTACAAAGATTTTTTAATGTGAAAGGGTTTAACAAAAACGCACACAAATCAGAAGAGTTTTATGACTATATTAAGTCATTTTGTAACGAACTTCAATATAATTTGAAGATGAGGTCTGTGGTGTATATGTTGGAAAACCAATATGAAATTATGGAGAACCCAGAAGTTTTAAACACCTCAATCACAGAGGGTGATGAGAATTTTAACCTTTATATTAAGGTAGAAAACATGACAATTTGTCATAGAGTGTTTGATGCAAAACCATACCCACCAAAGGTCAGATACACCGTAGACCTACGCCCAAAGCTAAAAACAATATTAGGTGAATTAACTGACATTTTTTCAGACAAAAAATTTAATTATTTTTATCCACAATTTATTCAAAACTAATAGTATTTATCATTACTAACAGAAGGAAAAATTATGGCGACAAACAAAAACTTTGAGTATCTCGGAAACAACTTTCAAATTCAATTACTTAACCAAATTATTGTAGACAAAGAATTTTCACATTCAATCATTGACGTAATTGAGAATAG